AAGATGGAAGTTCGCCATCTGCTCCTTTGAAAATGAACCAAGACTTCACATCGCCAAGCTGATCAGCAAGTACCTGCGCAAGCCGTTCTTCCAAGGCCCAATGGAGAGGATGTCGAAGGACGAACTTGAGCGCGGCAAGCATTTTGTTCAGTCGCACTTTTCTTTTCTCTACCAAGCAGACGGATCGCTCTCCTCTGTCGAGAGCATCATCGAGCGCCTCAAGGTTGCCGTCATGCGGCACGGGGTAAGGGGCGCGATCATCGACCCCTACAACTACATCCAGAAAAGCAGGGATGTCAGCGAGACTGACTGGGTTTCGGATGTGTTGACCAAGCTGCGCGTCTTTGCTCAGGCTCACGGCATACATCTGTGGTTCGTGGCACACCCGACGAAGATGATGCGCGGCACTGACGGAAAGGTGCCAGCACCGAAGGGCTACGACATCTCAGGCTCTGCTGCGTGGTTTGCCAAGGCGGATGTAGGGCTGACTGTACACAGGCCAGACCCATCGCACTCGATCACCTCCGAGATCCACATATGGAAGTGCCGCTTCTCTTGGGTGGGCAAGCAGGGCGAGACGGAACTAGACTTTGATGTGCCGACCTCGACCTACATGAAGCACTACCATGACCCGATCATGGACGAGCCTGTGCCCATCGTCTCCTACAAGGATGATGACGACTTCCCGTTCTAGCGTTTGACGCGAAAGATATGCGGTGCTAGATCTTGTGGCGGAAAGCGCGCCTGCATCGACTGCTTGCGTCTGTCCACTCTGATCTGTCTCAACTGGGTGGCTTCGTGCCACCCATTTTTTTTAGTGCTTGGTTGCTTTCTCAAGTTCTTCTTCGGCAACAGACAGTTCTCTGAGGATGTAGCCGACAGAGATAGCTATCGGTAGCCACTGATCCTTGATGCTGTAGGCGTTGATCACTGTCACAAAGAAGTCCACCAACTGAGAAGCAGACGCAGTCTCTGGCATGCCAGCCACGACTTCGTTGATCTTGTCTAGCGTCAGAGACTTGGCCTGCTTTCTCGGCATGGTGATCTCCTATATTGTGAGTGCTTTGATGGTGGACTTGATGACCTTTCTCTTCAACGTCTGCTTTGCTGAGGCCAAGTTGATGTTGGCGGCGAGAATGTCTGTGTCGTGCCCCTTCCACTTGAGAACCCAGTACTTGTCCACCTTGGGCTTGAAGTGCTTGTACGTCAGGCCAGCACATTCGTAGGTTTCTGTCTGGTCATCGTCCAGTTGTTTGCAGTGCTTGGCGTAGAGGATGAAGATGTTTTCACCTTTGTGCCCGACGTAGGACAGGCCCCTTCGATGCACCATCTTGCCCCAGTACACGGGCACGTTAATTACTGTGCGCTGGTCATATTTGTTCACGCTGCTTTTGCTAACGACAACATAGTGTTCGACTATCTTCTTCCACTGGACTGTCGCTCTCAAGCTTGGGATGGCAATGGACAGTGCGCTTTCCGCCCACAACCTTGATGCCCTGCCGATCTCTTCCAAGAAGTATCGCTCTCTGTGGTGCTGTTGACGTTTGCGTTGTTCTCTGATGACGTTCAGGCTGTGCATCATGCTGCGCAGCCAAGGCCCTGACTCTGCTCTGCTATGATAACATAGTCCATGCGGCGCATTGTTTGGGTCAACGTCTGCAAGGTACTGATCGACTGTTGCACTGCGGCAGAAAGCACGTCGTTGCTTGGCGTCGAAGCCAAGAGCATCGAATGATCGCTCAAGCATACCCTTCGCGGTTTGCATGAGGCGGAAGTCCATCTCGTCTGTCATTTGTCTCACCTTTGTTCGTTTGAACTTCTTCTGATTTGCCTGTCGCCTTGAAGAGGGTGATGTAGCCCGTGTTCCTCTTGATCAGTTCTCCCCTCGCCAAGAGGCGAGCGAGTATGTGGCGCATGTTGTCATTCTTCACGCCGACTATGTTGGCGATCTCTGATGCTGAGAGTTCCCTGTTCTTCAGCATCTTGATGATCAGTTCGTCCAGCTTGCTGTTCTCTCTGCCCTTTGCGCTGCCTGTCTTCTTCACCTCTGCCTCTGGCAGCTTCGGTGCGTTGGCACGGGTTGTCGCTTGTGGCGTTGCATGCGGCAGCTTGTCATCCTTGAAGCGGTTGATCTCTTCGTTCCGCTTCATGTGCATGATGGCTGCGATCTGCGCCTCGTACCTTGTGGCTTGGTCTGCCTTCACGTTGTAGGCTGGCACTATGATTTGCATTTGCTCACCCATCTCTTCAGCAGCTTGCTGCTGCTCTCTGCCTTGTCTCCACCGACATCGAAGGCAAACGACACACCCAGATGATCCCCAAACTTTTTCGCTTCTGGTATGTTCTCGAAAGTCCTGTCCCCACCATTGGCGAAGATGACATGCGCACCGGGCCACATCCGCAGAGCGCGCTCAATGGCATGGCAGGCGGTGTCGTCGTTGTCGTTGAAGAACATCACTGTGTCCACCACCCGCAGAGCGCGGATGATGTTGGCTCGATCCTTGCGCGGCATGAACGCAGCGCCCTTCTTGCGGATCAACCACTCGTCGCTGTTGATGCCTACGACTAGCCTGTCCCCGAGCGTGGCTGCCGCGTTGAGGTAGTCGATATGACCAACGTGCAGGGGATCGAAGCCCCCGGTCACCAGTGAAACGTACATTACCACTCCCCCGTCCAGTGTTTCATCCTGAACTCCGCATAGAGCGCCCGCTTCTCCTTCTCGTGGTCGATGTCAGTATCGCCTCGGTGCAGGATCGTCTTGTAGGGCGGCTGCTCACGCATCGTGGCGATGAACGGCATCGAGGCGATCTGCTCTCGCAGCTTGCCCATGATCCACGGGCCGCATCCCGAGTTGATAGGATAGCCCGTGAGCGTCTCTGTCACCGCATGCATGTAGGTCTGCGGGCCAAGGTAGTAGGTGCTTGTCTGTCCCTTCGTGCGGCGGTCAACGTACAACGCCGCCGCCAGTTCGAAGGCCGGGTTGCCGGGTGCCGTCGCCATGAAGTCCTGACTGAAGTCATGGTCGAGACAGGTCGGCAGCACCCAGTTCACGCCCTCTGGGATGGCAACGTCGAGCGGTGTGTCGCAGATGCGGTCGATGTCGCAGTAAACGCCACCCTCTTCGTAGAGTTTGATGAGCCGCCACAGGTCTGTCTTGGTGACGATGTGGTCGTTTCGGATCAGGTTCCAGACGTTGCGGCCAAGGTGGAACTCTAGGTATTCGTCGATCTCGGCATCCTCGTGGATCGTCACTGTCCAGTCCGGGTTCAGGTCGATCAGCTTACGGAGGCCAAGGTTAACAAGAGTGGCTTGACTGTTAACTATTTCCTTCGTCGGCCATGTCATGTGTACATGCTTCGGTACCATTGGTTTCTCCTCCTTCTTTTTTTTGGGTAGTATTCGTCCAGCTTCCCGTCCTCGACAGCGCACCGCAGTAGTTCACGGGCTACAGTTCCGAACGGCTCCCCGCATTTGGCAGCGTGGGCGTTTATGGCGTCGAAGACATGTTGATCCATCATAATGCAGATGCGGGGGTCGCTGTCGTCTGTCAGGTAGTGGCCTTCTGCCATCAAGTTTACTCCTGCTTGATCTCGTCACGCTGTTCTTCCGCAAAAACATCCGGCCACACCTTGCTCTCCCACCACTGGAAATGCGGATGGCATGGCACATACGCAACGCTGTACTCTTCGGGCGGTTCGATTTCCTTCGCGCCAAGATTTGCGATGATGTGGCCGTATGGACTGCCGCTGTAGAAAATCGGCGGCATGTGGTAGCCGGGGTTCCCCCGCGTCAATGGATGCTCTGACACGATCTTGAAGGCGATGGCCGACGCTTCTCGGCAGTCATACCATTTGCCGCAAGCCCTAATCTTTTCGCAGGCCGTTCGAAGCACTCTGTCTTCACCGGACATCACACATCCTTCCACGGGTCAGGTTTATTCAGTGCCTCCTCGACCCTCCTGATCTCTTCAGCCGTCGTCGTCATCGGCCCAGAGAGTTCAGGGTCTACACGCAGCAAGCGGTTCGCTGCCTTGCTCCACATCCCTCGCCAGTATTCGCTGCTGCTTCGCCAGTAGTTGACCTGACGCTGGAGTTCTTGGATCTCGCGGCGAAGGTCTTCCTCACTCATCTATCCTGCACTCCCCTGCAATCGCGCTATAAGCAGCCGCGTCGATGTAGTTGTCCTCATGGTAGCCGTCGGCCCGCGAGCGCGCCATCTTCAGTAGCACCATCATCCATGCGACGGACTCAGGCCTGAGCGTCACGCCGCAGTCTAGATATGCCGTCCACAGATCGGCGATCCTCTGAAGGTTCATCTTTACGGGGCCGTAGCTATCCTGCCTTTCGCCGCTCGTCACCTCTGCGGCGCGTGCGAGAATGTGAAGGCGAGTCGGGATGTCGTCGGTCATTTGCTTCTCCATTCCTTTAGCACCTGATCGATGATGTCGGCGCGGTTGCGGCGCGTTTTGATCTTGCCTTCACGTAGTTGCACCATCGCCTCGGTGAGAAGATAGACAGCCGAGTTCAGCCTGTCTTCCAGCGTCTCAATGCGGTCGGCGGCATACTCATAGAGCGGAGACTGTCGAAAGCAGTCCTCCACTGAGTCGTGGTCAACGGCTTGCAGCCGCTTCACCAGATCGTCGTCACTCACAGCTTCCCCTCCTCCATCTTCCTGAACACAACCTTGAATGCCTCGATCACGGCCCGCTCTACTTGCGCCTCGGTCATTTGCTTTCTCCCTTTATCGCATCGCGCAGCCTGTCAGAATACTCGTAGAGGCGCGCCTGCCTCAGGTCTTCCATGACACGCTCAACAGCAGCCTTGATGCCAGACAACTCAGCCGCCTGACGGCTGGCTAGCTGTCGATACTGCCCGTTCAGAGAGCCATAGCGCGCTAGCTCAGCTCGCATATGCTCGCACTGCTTGACATATTCTTCATCTTGTCTTGTCATTTGCTCGGCCTCGGCGGCGGGATCAGCACAGGCTGACGCGCTACACGCAGGCCCTCTGGCCTCGGCGGCGGTATCAACACGGGTTGCCTCTTGGTCACGGGGTCACACACCATGATCGCGTCAGGATCGAGGTGGGTGATGTAGATTCCCTGCATCTCCTTGCACTGATCCATGTCCCGATACAGCCCGACGTAGCCGAGATCCGGCGTCACGCTCGCGCTCGCCATTACTGTCAAAACCACCAGATTCATCCACCTCTCCACGCTTTGCTTGTTCTGTTTTCCACTCTGCCTCAAGCCACTTGGGCAGCGGTTCCTCATGCGTTGCCATTGTTCAGCGGCTCCTGCACTATCCGCGCTGCGATCTGCGCGAGGCTTTTGATTTCGTTGGCGCGCTCGACATTCCAGTATGCGCCCGCCGTCTTGTCGTTGGCGATCAGTTCAGCCACCCGCTCGATGCGGTTCAGCGTGGCGAACAGGTCTCTGATGTTTGGTTCAGCCCACTTTGCCATCTCTCTCTCCCATCGCTCTGCGTAATCTCTCTAGGTCTAGCACCAGCGCCCGCTTGTCTGCGGATAGCTGCTTCACCAGTTCTGT